CAAAAGCCCATATCCTAGGAATAGTTATGCAAACTGGACATTGTATAAACTTGGATATACTTTCATAACCAAAGGCTACTTCAATTGGTAGAAAATACGAATGATTATAAAAATCATCTCTTATCATATCTCTCTCCTATCATTTCAATTTTAAAAGCTATAATAGCCATTCTTAAGTTGTATAGCTCATCGCTAAAGTCAGCGAATTCTCTTAGTAGGTTAGGCATCTTATTTTCCTTTCTCAAATGGGTCTTTCTCTACAAGACAAATACCCTCTTTTTTGTTGCACTTTACCAACTCATAATTATCCAATCTAAATGAGCCTAGATAGTATAAGCGTTCAGTGCCAGCCTCGTTATCCACTTCCATAGTGACATTTTTTAAAGGTTTATTGTGGAAATTGACAACGTTGTACTTCGTGATAGTAACATCTGCCATAGCTATTGAAGCTATGAGTAGGAATATTATTGGTTTCATTCTTTAAGCCCTTTGCTCTATTTTAGGTAAATATTCTCTACATATATCAGCAATGCTTTCAAAGTCTGAATACCAGCTATTACCACCATCAAATGATATTGATAGTGTTGATGTGTCTATTTCTCTAAACCCCCATCCATAGTCTGTATCGTCAAGGTCTCCACACGTATCATTCATATAATGCTTACCATTTACAAAATTATAGTTTCCGACAAGTAACTCATTTGTATTTATTTCTTTTGCTCTAAAGAGCGGTATATTTGCTTTCATTTTTGCTCCCATTTATTGCAAGACATATAACTGTTTTCATACTCATTATGTTTTGTGCAATAGTATTCATAACCAGTATCAGATTCTTCTGCGTATTTACAACTCTCACAAGTTCTACTTTCAAAGTCGTCATAAATTTTGTCTATAAAATGCATTTTCATATGGTATGTACTCTTTGGTGTATACAACTCTTTTGCTTCTTCCCGTGTCATCAAAATACCTCCGTATCTTTATAAGCTGCGTAAAGCGAGCCAACAATTAGTGTAACCATTATGATTAACGCACCAAGTTCTGTATTAGTTAATACTGTCATTTTGTTTCCCCTTATTATCTAGTATCCATTGACAAGCTTTGCAATCTAAAGACTTCTGTAAAGTCCACCCATACTTTTTAATTCTTTTGTAGACAGTGTCATAGTTTAAACCTAGTTTCATACATAGCTCCTTCAGATTGTATTCATTGTCTTCATACAGTATCTTATAGTGTCTAAAGTTCTGTTCTAGTTTAATAGCTTGATTGAATTCCATTCCTTGCTCTCTCATTCTTGCAAGTATAAGTTTTGAATCAACACCAAGTTCTTCACACTTTAAAGTTACCGTAGTTTCATTAATTACAATATTGTTTCTCTTATTGTTGTTCTGAACTTTTCTATCTACCCATCTACAATTCTGCTCTCTATACCCAGTATTATTGTTTCTTCTATCAATAGTTAAATGTTCTTCATATCCATTTTCTAGTGACCATTCTTTAAACTTTGAATACTTCTGCCAATCAAAACAAACTTCGATACCTCTTCCACCATAATTTTTATATTGTGGATGTGTTTCTCTTTGACATCTTGCTTTCATGTTGCACCATATTGTATATAATCTAGTGCCTTTATCTCCGTGTGATTCTCTCATATTAATCCTTAGCAATATTATATATCCAATGGACTTTATTATTGCTTAATGCTATTAAGAATGTACTCGCAGGCAAGGAATATTGCTTCTGGTTCTGTATCTGCATTTTCTATTTTTAAAACAGTTTCAGAATCACTTTCTACTCTAATAATTAAACAATTCCCCCTCATTTGATGGTCATTTGATAAAATCCTACTAAATAACTCATAACCATTTTTAAAAGCCCACTCTTTACACATATCTGCAACTTTATGATTGCACCATTCAACACTTTTATGTGCTTCACGATGTCTTATTCTTACAAAGTGCTCATCAATAAGAAGTATTTCAAAATCTTCTCCTAAAACCTCACCCAATAGCTCTTTACTTATTCCAAAACTCATACCATCTCCCTTGTGTACCACAAAAACATACTTAAAACTACAAGCACTAAAACAAGTGCGACCGTTCCTACTATTTCGCTATTTTCTAACATTTTTCATCCTTTTTTTTAAGTTTTAAAACTCAACACACTATACTAGAAGGAGGTAGAATATAGTGTGGTAAATTTTAAAACGCCCTCTAATAAAGAGAGCCTTATTTGCCGTCGCCGTAGCCGTTGCCGTAGCCGTAGCCGTCGCCGTTGCCGTAGCCGTTGCCGTCGCCGTCGCCGTTGCCGTAGCCGTCGCCGTTGCCGTTGCCGTCGCCGTTGCCGTAGCCGTTGCCGTCGCCGTCGCCGTCGCCGTAGCCGTCGCCGTTGCCGTAGCCGTTGCCGTCGCCGTTGCCGTAGCCGTTGCCGTCGCCGTCGCCGTAGCTTATTGGTTTATTGAGCTTTGACATTTTGAGCTTCTTCTAAGTCCTTTATAGCCACTGCGCTACAGCTAATAATTTCAATAGCCTCTAGCCACACACTTAGGACAGGTTCTATTATCTTGCTTTTCGATTGGTTAATGCCGTAAATAGCAACAGCGGACAGCGAAATTCCCTCTTTGCACCACCATTGGTACATTCTTCTTGCACTTGATAAAATGACTTCTTTGCCATCTTTTTGTTCAAGCTTGCCAAACCAAACACCCGCTGAATATGTACGGATTATTACTTTTTCGCCAATCATTTTATTTAAACCGTCCGCCTTGCTTTCTATAGTACAAGACTTATTGCCAATCAACCCAGTTATCTCTTTTATTTGCCCTAATGTTAAATCATCAATATTTATATTCATTTTATTTTTCTCCATTTTTTAATTTTAAAACGCTATTTCAAAACAAAGCCCAAATAGTGAATAAGTGCGAAATACTATAATATTTCCGAATGTTTTGAATAGCGTGCGGTTAGCCTTTCGGCAACTAAGTATTATGTTAAAAAGATTATTTAATCTTCTGTACCCCAGTCATAATCTACAATCTCTTTCATTATGCAACTCCTTTACATTAATTTATAACTCTCTAAAAGCACACCATTACGCATCTTAAGAATTTGATGTGCTTTATCTAAAGTTAAGCTTAAATCTGCTTACATCTAATTTTATTTACTATATATTGTAAAAACTTAGTTAAACGCTTTTAAATTAGCGGATTTTTTGAGTTATTTACTTTATGTTGTAAATTGTTTAACTCCTTGTGAAGTAGTAGCTATATATAAAGTGTTAGTCTGCACTACAAAGTAGGATACTGCTTAATATTTTCACTTTACTTAAAGGACTGCCCAAACTTACCAGATATTTATCAGACTTGTCTTACATTTTGGCTTCTTCACAATCCTAGCGACACGCATAATGTCAATATGAATATTTACTACTCCATCAAAAGTTAATCGCATTTCTTTTTTATAGAGAAGCCTTGCAAACTCTACCCTTAAGGATTTTTGTTATAGAAGTTAAAAAACTTGAGAGGCTTTAACCTCTCTTATTCCAAAAGTATAGTAGAATTAACCTTAAAGTTATATAAAGTTTATATAACTTAGGTTATAACTTTAGCTCTTTAGTTTTTTGTCTATATTTTGTAATAATGTCTTGATACTCTTCAATGCTCCAAGTCTTTATTTGATTTGGCTGTTCAAGTCGTTCTACCTCTATAATGCCTATCTTTTTAATAAGGGATTCTCTATATGGTATCAGATTCCCTGCAAGTTGAGAGTTGCATCTACTGCAAGATTTATGCACATTATTTTCGTCAAATCTTAAATAGCTATATCCGCCAGCAGGTTTAAAATGCGAGGCGTGATATTGTATATCGTTTGTAGTACCACAGCTTACACAAGCGAGGTCTTTATCTCTAATCCGTACGTAAGTATTAAAAACCTTTTGAGCCAATTCTTTGAGATACACTTTGTCATTTTGGTTAAACTCTTTTTTGACTTTATTGTCTTGCTTCTTTTTTTCTTTGACTTTTTTGCTTAGATGTTGGTTTGCATAATCTACCATACACTCATAGCGAGTGCAGGTAGGTTGGAGCGGTCTAGTTTTTACAAACTCATTTTTGCATATTTTGCATTTTGGCAGTTTCATACTTTACCTCAAAAAGGAATTTCAGAATCAATATCAATCTCTGGCAAACTGTTTCTATCCGGCATTTGTTTCGGCTGCTCTTTATAAGCCTTATGCTGATTATAGTTCTGCAGAGCTTGTTGCTCTTGTTGCGGAGCTTGTTGTTGAGCTTGGGCAGACTTATTATCGTCTTTGCTTCCAATAAACTGGAAATCTTCAATCATCATAATTACTTTAGAGTGCTTTTGTCCGTCTTTTTCCCACTGCTCTGTTTTGAGTTTACCGGTTAAAAATATCTGAGTGCCTTTTGCCCCTGCATATTGGTTTAAAACCTCTGAAGCTTTACCAAATATCGAAGCCTCTAAAAACAGTTGAGTTTCTTTTTCTTTGAACTTCTCGCTACAAGCCAAACCCAGCTTTGCAACCGCCGTTCCATCTTGCAAATATTTCAACTCCAAATCTCTTGTTAATCTGAACACACCTTGTATTTTTGCTAACATCTATTTTTCCTTTTTAAACATATCTTAGTATCATATCTTCTAGCTCTTGTTTATCCATCGGAATTAACTCTAAAGCTACATCTATCGCCTTACTAAAGAACATCTTAAACTGTTCTTCATCCATTGTCTCAAAACTAATACTCTTTGTTTTATAGTGTTTAGCTCCCTTATGTGTTATTATTGTATCAAAATATCCTGAGCGAAACTTAATTATTTCAAGGATATTGTCTATATCTTTATAAAAACTTTGATTGTCAAAAACCAACTTAAGCATAGAAAAAAACCGTTTGTGATTTTCATAGTTACGCTTTGGCTTATACTCAACAAATATGCTTTTGCCTGCCTTGATTTCGTCCATCTTATCGAAACACTCTTTATCGGCTGGCATAAGTTTATTATCAAAAGTTTTTATAAATTCGAGTATCATTTTTTCAACTTCTCATAGTTGTTCTGCAGCTCATCAACAAAGTCCGTAATATGCTTATTCATTTTCTTTATATACTCTTCATCACGATAAACTCTTATTTGATAAAAGTCCATTGACGGATGAAACGCTAGAAAATCCCACCACTCACGACCACTAATCCAAAGGCTACCCATAACTTGCGGTTTATATTCCAACGGAAGCCCACCGTCAAGCATATATTTAACAACGGTACTCGGCTTAGGGCATTTAATTTCTAAGCCTCCAGCGTCTCCGATTAGACCGTCAGGACTTGCACCGATAGTTCCCTCATCGTTTAGCATAATGCCGACTTGCTTAACTTCTACTTCATGTATAAATTCATAAGAAGCTCTTGCAAGAGGCTCTATCTCGTTGCCTCGCTCCATCCACTCAGACTTAAAAAAGTCTTCTTTGCCTTTAGTTAATTTCTCGGCTATTAACTCATACATATAGCCCTTATAACTAGCAGACTTATCGCCTTTTGCTGGAGTGATAATATCTTTAAAGCGTGAGGCAGTAGCAATTCCTAATCTAGCTTTATGCCACTCCTCGCTACCTTGTTCAAGATTTAGTATCTGCATTTTTTTTCTTTTGGCTTAGAATATTAATAACGTGCTTCAGCTGCTCGCCATTTAAGCTAGATACATTATCTACCTTGTAGTTTGTTAGTATCCATTGCGTAGTATTGTTTATATCCTTAGATTTATTAATAATATCAGCAAGCATTATTCTGCCCTCTGTCAAATCTTCCTCTTGTATATCTTCCTCTGGCAAGTCTTCACCCGCATAAATATACAAACCTAGACCAAACATAGCAAGATTTTTGACTAGACACCTCATAACAGTTTTATTTACGTCCATCATATCAAACTGTTTTTTAGCTTTATTTTGTATATCCATTATAGGCAACCACATTTCGTGAGTAATTCCGCCCGCTGTAACTTTAGTGTAAACCATCCCGCCAGCCTCACTGTTGAAGTAAGGTAAATTTAACTCATTTTTTACAATCTCATAAGTTGCCTCTGGGTAGTTCTGCACAAAAGTTTTCCAAGCCCAAGCCCAAGACAGATATGTAAACTTCCCTTTTTTTTCAGTTTTGTCGTTTACGTTTATAGCCGCTAATGCATTAAAAGTGCTACTCATTTTTCGCCTCCTCTAATAATTTTTCCATTATATGTTATCACTTTGCCCTCTAAAGACATTATCAAATCAAACTCGTCTTTCATCTTCTAGCCTTTATCTTCTCAATATCATACTTCTCTTCTAAATAGTCC